CACCACTACCAGATAACGACATTAATGCTGTCCCACCCATAGTTGTCATTTCTATCGAGCTATCGTCGTCTGTGTTGTTAAGCGTTATATCCCCATAGCAATCAATGTCATTGCCTACTGATAAATCGTTATCAACAGTTAAGTCACCACTCATGCGTACATCACCATTCACTTCAAGTTTCGCATCTGGACTTGCCACCCCTATGCCGATGTTACCAGAAGATAATGTATTCTCTGTTCCATCTAAGCCAGTGCCGAAGATCAGATTACCAATGTTAAGCGTGTTGCTAGATACAGTTAAATTAGCGTGTACCTCATTGCCGATAATAATATTAGCTGAACCTTCATTTAAATTCTCTCCAGACTGATTGCCAATAAAAATATTATCATCACCATTTCTATTGTCATATCCTGCCCTTCGACCTATAGCTACATTGTCTGTACCATCTTCATTCTGATAAAGACCTTCTCGCCCTAGAGCTACGTTGTAATCTCCGTCATCATTGTTTACTATAGAATAATATCCAATGCCTACGTTTGATCCACCGTCTTGATTATCATACATAGCATGTTCACCAATAGCTACATTGTTTGCGCCACCCTCATTCCTTTCCATAGCTTTGTCACCGACAGCGACATTACTGTTACCTGTCCCTTGAGCAAGCGCAAAATATCCTACAGCTACATTGCTACCGCCAGCCGTAGTTGATGACATTGCATTATTACCTATTGCGGTATTCTCATTTGATGCAGTAAAAACCTCAAGTGCTTTATACCCGACCGCAACATTTGAATCACCAGTGGTTTCTGCCGCTCCTGCTTTATGCCCAACAAATACATTCCAGTTACCAGTAGGAGATAAGTCTCTTCCTGCTTGAGTGCCTACTGTTGTGTTTAAAGTTGTACCAGTGGACGGATCACAAACGATTGCTCTTACTCCGTCGATTGCTATGTCACCATATACATCTAACGCCTCTGCTGCTGCTACTGCGCTTCCTACTGACATGCTAGTCGTTGTTGTAGAACCAATATCGCAGACCGCTTGTAGTGTTGAAGCAACGCCAGTCAGCTTTGATCCGTCACCATAATAGTAACCACCTACTGTCATGTTGCCATCAATAGATAAATCTCCAGTGGATGTGTTGTTACCATTTTGTGTCCATCTTCCGTCACCAGGTTCGTATGATTGCAAAGGAATAAAATAAAATACTGATGCAGTAGATGTGCCTGTTAGCGTAGCAAGATAGTAATGATCTTTCTTTACAGGTGTAGCAAATGATTTTCTATTCGCTACATTATTTTCAGTACCGCCAGTTGCAATGTATTGTCTTACAGTCGTAGGCGGAGTAGCAGCATCAGACTTAACGATAAGCGTATAACCTGCTGCGCTTGACTCTTGCACATAACCAACAAACATACCATCTTCATCTGCTTGGTATGTAGTGCCACTAGCCTTAATAGCCCAATCACCATACAAAGATTCTGGTGCTACACTTAATTTTGTTCCAGCAGAGTATACATCACCCTCAACATACAGATCGTTTGAGACTTCACCAGATACAGCAATGTCTTGCTCAAAGTTTACGTCACCTCTGAAGTTACCAGAACCAAAGTTCTTCGCACACACAGGAGAAGCTATCACACACATCATTGCTACTAATAGTATTTTCTTTAACATGTTTTCTCCCTATTTTTTTGTGTAGACACCGTCAGTTTTTTCTAGAATACCATCAATAATCAACGCTTCTTTTGCTAATATGTTTATTTTCTCGTAAACGAGTCGTTGCATTTCTTGTTCTTCAGTAAGTTCGTTATTCATGTTGCCCCCCCCTTATGTTCCCATTGGTGTCCAAAAAACTGTTGATACTGATGCAGTACCACTTACCGTCCAGTACATCCCTTTTTTAACAGGGAAATAAACGCAACAAGTACCACGCCCTGCTGAATAAGCACCACGTACATCATGGTAAGCCAATCTCATCCCACTCGTAGCAGGTGTTGTCGTATGGACATGCCCTTGCAAATACTCACTTTCTACACCAGCCGTAGAATTTGCCGTAACAAATCCATCGGTCAACGCTTCAACGTCTGTATAATCAACCGCAGTGACATTTACTGGCGAACCAAGAACAGTGGGCGTGATGTTTAAAGAACCATCGTTTGTAATCTGTACCTCATCCCCATTACTCTCTTCTTGAAAGTATAACTCTGTCTGCGTGCCGTCGTTCTTGACAAACAGTCCACCTTGATCTGCTGCGGTTGTCGGGCCAGTAGTCTCGTCCATAACAATAGCATCGTTAAATGTAGTGACACCAGCAACTTCGAGTGTTGTATCTAATGTAACGCCATCTTCAAATGTAACAGCACCTCTGAAAGTAGCTGCACCTTTTTTCTTATCAGCCATGTTGCACCTTCTTCTTTTTTAGTTTGCCATTCTTTTTCTCAAGAGTACCATCATCAATAAGAGCATCTTCAGCAAGAGTCTGAATCTTTGCTTTAATTAATGCATCAACTTCTTGCTCTTCCGCAACCTCTGGGTCAACATACATATCAGGCATCTCTGAAATAGAACATGCAATATATTGATGTGTGCTTGTGTTCAACGGACGCTTATCAAAAGTCCATGTTTGTACTACATTCCCTGTTTTTCTTTCGATTGTATAACCGTACATAGTATCTCCTTATCTTACAATGATTACACTACAAGTAGCTGGGTCTTCTGGTGAACCAGTAGTATCTATTTTTGTGATTACTTGAACAGCGGCAGTCGTATAAGTTCCACCCTGTTTCAATGTTCCACTTAAATTATTATCACTCGCTGCTCTTGCAGCCGTGACTGAAACAGAATAGTTCGCATCTTCAAGCGCAGAAGTAAACGATACGGTAAAGTCTCCAGCACTGTTACGAGCAACACCACTTACGTTATAGCTTGCTCCAAGGACAGGAGGCGTAGCACCAGTGAATTTAGCAAATGCAACAACCTGTGGTAACGCATCAATCTCATCGTCAACATACTTCTTCGTAGCAACATGCTTGTTGTCAGTAATCGTAGGGTCACTATCAAAGATTGGTATTGATGCTGCTGGGAATGTAATAACTCCGTTCATATCAAGAGTTCCACTCATAACGACAGCACCAGATGAGATAGTCATTGTCTGGTTGTTACCTGCCCAGAAGCGTAAGACATCTTCATCAGCAGTAGCTTCAGCAGTAATCTTTGTGTCTCCGTCTGCGTCTGTAATATTATCAACAACATTCTCAGTTGCTATACCACCTGATGCAAATACAATTATGCGCCATGTATCAGAACCCATAGCAGTGACATGAGAAGATACGTCCAGTGTGTCTTGATCAACAGTAATACTATCGTATGCGTCATAGTCTACTATTTCATTATTCGCGTCTTTCACGAAAGCTACTGTGTCAAGTGTGTTTAGACTATGGTTGACTGTTAAGACGCCAGCCGTTAGATCAGCAGCAGTGAAATCTTCTGCATAAGCTGATGTATCACCGAGACTATACCTCGTCCATGTTCCTGCTGAACCGCAGTAATACATTTTGCCTGTGTCGTAAGCAAGGTATAAATCCCCAACAGTAGGAGACGCAGGTTTGCTCGCATCAAGCCCTGTGCTGAACGTACCGTTATATTCGCCTAAAGCTGTCAATGCACCCCAGTCGAGCGCAGAGCCGTCATTCGTTAAATACTTTCCATCTTCAAGAGAAGGGAATGTAAGATTATCAGTCGCGCTTACATCTTGAATGATAACACGGTCAATCTGCTCTTGTAAGCCTTTGCAGATCAGCGTGAGCTTGTCCCATACGTTCTCAACAGTAGCAGCCGGAAGAGGATCGTTCTCTTGTAAGTCTGATTCTTGTGTAATTTCCATGCCTAGCTTAATGATTATTTTATACAATGCGCTGTATGTGGCTACCGTAGTCACATCACCACCGCCAGACTCACCTGCATCAGATACCGTATAGTCTGTAGTCAGAGCGAGAGTTGTTTCTGTCCCATCGGATATGGTGTATAAGATAACCTCAAGGTTAGCGTCGGCTATAATCCTCCATGTGTAAGGAAATACTACCGTCGCTGCATCGCATGTGTACGTTATTTTACTTGTTTCTGTGGTGATCGTCATTTCATCTCCTTTACATATATTCGTTATCTTCGTTTTCTAACATATAAGAACTGAATCCTAATAGCTTACCTACTCCCATTCTGTAACTTTCTTCCTCTATAGCCTCAAGACCTTCTGAAACTTGTTTCAATCTCTTTGTGCTGAACCCTGCACCCATCGCACCAACAGGCTCAGACATAAGCGATACTGCGTTTGCAATGTCTTCCCACATAATATCTTCAATCTTTATGGATGACATAACACGCTGTATCTTATTTACTTCGCTCGCAACTGGAGTTTCTGATCCGTAGTTATCAAGGCCAAGACCCCAGTTAATAGCTGATTCTATAATATCGCCCCAGAAGAAAATACCGTTTATTGACCCAAGTATCGCGGCTCTTATCTGTTCTTCAAGGTCCAAGTGTCCCATATTAGATACTAACTGCCATATCTGTGGAAGTAAGAAATGAAATACCGCAATAGTTTTCACATCTTTCCAAGTGCTTCCATACCCTTTGCCATTTAGTATGTTTCGCGCAGCCATGTATTCTTTTCGTATATATTGATTCGGAGATGTTTGAAACATCGTAAAAAACTTTGTGAATCCTGCTCTTGATTGAAACGTAGATAACTGATCAAGATTAGATGATTGTTGTGTCTCGTTGAAAGCCTGCTCAAATTCTCTGATAGCGTAGGTCTCTGCGTCTGCGTCGCTCATCTTGTCATCCTTCGCTTGATCGTATGCTTTGAGATATGATCCGTAGCCACCGAGATAGATAGCTCCTTTGTCTCCCCACATAGTAAAGACCATTAACGAATTTAAGAAGCTAGGCTGTGTTACAAACGATTGCCATTCTTGTGATGCCATCATATCTTGTATGTCGCGTGTGTTGCCCATGCCACGATTTTGAAGCTCAATAGACTTGTTGAGAGTATTAACGACTTTTACTGGATTAGCTGCTAACGCAAGCACTCCTTTAGTGAAATATCCTAACCCCGCATTGTCTATGAATGCGAAAGAAGATAATAGTTGCTTAATTGTCTGAGCAGGCTTTGCCATAAGCGTTGCTCTTGTGATGTTGATTCTTAGCTTATCGACCCAATCAAATGTCTGGCTTTTGTCAATGCCGCCTCTTGCAAACTTCTGAACATGCTCACTCATTGTTCGTAAGAAGTTACCATTACTATACTTCTGTACGTTTTCAATAAACGCTGGATCGCGCAAGACACCGTTGATTTGTCTGATTTTATCAGCAAACGCAACATAATGCGTAAGCTCTGTAACATGCCGAGCCAATACGTTTAGATCGCTGTTCTGGTCAAGATCAAGTACGCTTGAAACTCTGTCTTTCGTTGAACCAGGGGTGGCTGACTTTCTGTAACTCACCTCTTTGAGAAACTCGCTTGTGTCTGCTTCTCTGTGATAGCCTCGTCTTTTGATTGGTGAGTACCATTCATTGAAAGTAAGTTCGCGCCCCATGACTTTGCTATATACTTCATTGACTGGAGACCAGAACCTACGATAAAAATCTATCTGTGCCATAGCAAATGCTTTATCTTGTGGTGTAAGAAAGTTATTTATAGCCTCTCTGATCTCTGTTGTGTAGCCCATGCCGCGTCCTTCGATCTCACCAGTCTTCGGATTCTCAGTTACCTCATATCCAAACGTAGCTTGAAGACTTGGATCGAGTAACTCCATATATCTTTTACGAGCCTCGGCTCTTGAGAATCTCAAGTCAAGCTCTTTACCGTTGGCGAACTTGAACACACCGAGGCTAACCACTTTGTTGTCTTGATTGAACTTACGTTTCAGCCCAGCGTTTGATTTAAGTCCGTATATCTCCATAGCCTTTTCAGTGATGTCACCCATCCATGTAGAAAACAAACCCTTCTCAACAGTTGTTTCATCAGACACTCTCATGTCTTCTTCAAACTTTTTGCGCTTCTTGTCTTTTGAATTAAACCCTGTGAGTGTGACAATATTATTCCATGAATTTTGTGACTGACCTATGCCATGAAACTTTGCTTTAAACGAATTAGCGAAATCTTTTGCTCTGCTTGTTTTTGTTGCTCGTCCAAGCATACCACCAACGACTGTATCATTTGCGTTTTCAACGACTGCTTGAAAATGCTCAACTTCTTGTATGAGTTGCTCAATTCTTTTAGCGCGACCTGTTGCAATGATTTCAGTTATCTGTGTTGATGCGCTCATCATGTCATCCATATTATCAGAGTTAAGTTGTGCGATCACGTTTGCAGCATATATACGCAACGACTCTTCGGCTGAAGGAACTTCTGTCACTTTATCAGACGCGCCAAGAGTTAATTCAGCTTGTAATTCAGCTTCATTCATCTTTGATGCTGTGCGAATCGTATCAAGTATCTTCTGTTCAAGTGCTGTGTATTTTCCTTTGTTCTTAGCTTTGAACTTTGCTTTCTTTAATTGACTCATTACCTTTGCTCTAAGTGTCTTAACAGCAGTGTCTTGCGCTATTTGATTTACCTTGTTTATCGCGCGTGACATTTGAAGATTTGTTTTGATCGACGCTGCTTTAGTAATGAGTTTGCCTCTATCCTTCATCGTGAGATTTTCACGAACATACTTTGCAAATTCTTTCTTCATATCTTCAAGGCTGTTACGTTTGTTTTTCCACTTTTCGTTTAGCTTTGCTCGCGCTTCAGCGTTCACTCTTTGTTGCGCTGTTACGTCAGATTGTAGTTGCTCCATAGTAATCTGAGGATCAAACATTACAGCAACGTCTTGAGAAATCTGTTGTGTAACGACGTAGCTCAAGTAACTCTGTTCAGCTTCTAAACGTGCGACAGATTCTTCTATTCTCTGAGTTCCTTTATTATTAGCTTTCGCTTCAGTAAGCGCAGCGTTTAAAACATTCAAACTAGAATTAACATTCTTGAGTGATCGCGTTGTTTCTCGTCTTTTAGCTACGTTTAATACATCAACGACTTTCTGTGATGTAGGCTTTTGTAATTTAGCTTTCTTTGCTTTCTTTGCCTTCTTAGGCTGTGCATCTTGCCATTCTTTTAGATATTGACTCGCTTTCTTTGCTGAAAGTCCATAATGCTTTTCGCCACTAGGAAACTCATCATCAAGTCTCAGCTCTGATTTCTTAACTCTTAGTTTTACAACTTTTTCTCCATACCCCTCTGCTTGACCTTTTTCTTTGTTTGACACAAATATTTCATCTGTATTTTCTTTAGAAATAAAGTCACCATTAATGTCTGAGTTTGTCCTATGGTATACATCTACATATTCATCCTGTGCATCTTGCCATTCTTTGGTGAGTTGGTCTGCCTGTTCTTTATTTATGCTTGCGTAGCTGCCCTCTTCAGCCTCCCATGTATCAAATCCGTATTTATCTTTAAGCGTTTTTAGTAATTTCTTGTTTGTGACCTGCGCAGACAAAGTGTCAGCCTTTTCGTCTGCGATAAAGTTCTCAACGATGCCTTGCATGAGCCTATCGAGATGCCCCTTGCCCCTGTGAGACTCGTCAATCACCACATCGAACCGATGTTCCGACGGTAGGTATTCTCCGTCGAGGTAAGATGCCCCAATGAGCTTGTCTCCCTTGTAAAGTCCTATAGACGGTTCGCCAAAATTCCCAAGATTGGCGAAAGCATTTTTACCTGCCTTTTCAACGTCTGCTGCCTCGATAGGCTTCGCCACATACTCCTCAGCAGTTTTGAAATCTTGTGGTCCTTGCATTGCTTCCTCTTGTGCTGTTTCTCCAACGCTTAGAGCTTCCTCTGCTACTGCTTCACCAAGATACAAAGACGCTTGATCTTTTGCGTAACCTGCGAGTGCTTCTGATACGATTACTTGCTGATTATCTGTGAGCTTTTCACCTGCTTGCGATTTTTTGAGCGCATTTATAATCTGTTGCTTGCTACCCATCTTCTTAGCATACATCTTTTTATACCATGCAGGATTGTCAGACGTTCTGCCAGTCCTACTCACAACATAACCTTCATCATCTTTTCCTGCGCTGCCTTGCTCAACGCTCCCGGCCTCAAGATCGCCAATCATAAAATCTATTGATTCGGCTTGGTCAACTTCCCCTATGTTTGCTCCAAACTCAAATTCATTTAATGACTTTTCTTCTGCTGCTAACGCTGCTTGATGTGTAGGATTATTAAGCAATTCTTGTGCAGTAGCTAAAGTCGCAGCTTCTTGCGGTGTAAGCTCTTGCTGACCAACTCCTTCGACTCCTTCAGATTTTATCGTAAGTGCGTCAGCAGTATCTTGCAATGTCTCGGTAGATGCGTCCACAAGATGCCCTGCGATGTAAACCTCACCCTTATCAGATGGAAACACCTCATTGTTGATTTCGTTCATTACAGAGCCTTTTAAGAGCTTTTTCTGATTATCATACACTTTCTTGATAAACTCTTGAGATTGCGTGTCTGTGTACCCTGCGTCGCGTAATTTGCCAACAACACCCTTATTCTCAAGATGTGTGTAATACCCACCGACACCTGTGCCAGTAAGCAATCCCATCAATGCTGAGTAGCCAATATCTTTTGCGATCTTACCCATATCGTCATCTCGCAAGCCTGTGATACCTGCAATAGCAGCTTCGCCACCAGTTTGTAGACCTTCTTGTATTGCTTCAGTCATTCCTCTTAACGCAGTGCGAGCGAACCATGATTTGCCGACGATCTTGTTTATAGCGAAATCCATACCAAACATCTCAAGAGATCCTTCAACTGCTCCTGCTGCCGTTGATATGCTCGACGCATCAGCAGGTGACGTACCCTTGCTTCGCGCTTCTTTATACATCGCAGATTTCTGCATTAAAGAAAATGCCGCACCAGTCATTGCAGGACTTCCTGTTGCTGTAGCTATCGCGTATGAAGCACCGACAGAACCTATAGCGTTTCCTAGATCATAGCTGAACTTGCCTACGCCTGTTTCTGGGCGCGTGAATCCTATCTTCTCAATAAAATCTTCATTTGCATAATTGATTGTTTCTCCGAGATCGACCATTGCTTCGTCTATCTCTGTGTTGTCTGCGACCCAATTTTTGAAGACACTGCCCAACATCGTGAGTGGAGAAAGTGCTTCAACCTTATATTTAAAAGGAACCGTATCATCTAACAATATACCAAGACCTTGACTCATTTTCGCCATAGTCATATCGCTGTCCATAGTCTCGCCACCCTCAACCAATAACCCACCTGCAACTTGCGGAGTAGATAAAGCGAAACTCCCGACACCTTTAGCAACACCTACGCTCGATTCAACTGCTTGAGATGCAGCCCATCCTACAGCGTCTCCAGTGGCTTTAAGACCTTGAGTAAAAATATTCTCACTTTCTTTCTGAGTATCTTTTTCTACCTTATCAGTATATGCAGCAGTAGCCTCTGGCGTATTCTGCTTGCCATAGTAACTGGCTGCCTTCGCCATAACCTGTTCATCAGTCACGCCATCTGGCACGTTGAATGAAATATTAAGATCATCTAATACTACTCGTCTATCTCCCATTACGCAAAATCCTTTGCACTAAGATGAAACTCTTGCATTGCGTTATCACCATTCTCAATCGCCTTTTGTGTCTCTAGAGGCAACTGAGAGATTGGACCAGTGTTATTACTGCGAACATACCCAAGCAATGTTTCTCGTCCTTCGTCTGTTGTGACATCTAAACTCTTTTCTGGGTAATCATTAATGTAATCAAGATATGAATTAACAACTAATGTCTGTTGATCTGGGCCGCCGCTTGTAACTTTCATTGCGTAATTCTCAAGCAATGCGCGTACAGGCTTATCGCGTTTGATCTTCCTTATGCCTTGTTCAAGCCATGATTTTGATACGTTAGCAACAAGAATGTCATAAGTTCCTTTTGTTATCTCGCCTCGCCCGAATCTTTCATTCTGTTTATCAAGCCACGTTCTTACGGCTTTCATTTCCTCATAATCGTTGCCATCAATACTTATGCCGCCATCTTTTTTAGTAGCCTTTCTTGTATTGATCCTTCCATCTATTATGCCTTCCAATTCTCTGATGCCAGTATAGATAACAGACATGTTGTTTCCACTGACAGAATTTGCTTTTCGTAACTTTATCTCTGCTTGTTGTCTGGTCTTGCTTCCTATCTCAGCAGAAATGTTATATTGAAGTTGATCGTTTGAATATTCGCTAAGATCAGCATGTGCGCCGTCCCATTCTTCTTGTTCCCTTGCGTCGTTCATATCAAACATCTTAACCTTACGGCTATACTCAGTATTAAGTGCAGCAGTTGCTTTCGTTCTTTCTTCTGGAGTCTTCAAATCTTGTATGCTGAGTAATGTTTTGTCTCTTAACGCGAGTGCTGAATCTCTCGTAGGTGCTGTAAGCATATCATCCTTAGAAGCCGCGACCCTAGCTCCCGGTATGGCTTCATTAAACTCTTTGATCTCTTGATCTATTAACTCTTGTGGATATTCTCTCAGTTCGCCATAGTTCTGAAGTCTTGCGTTGGTTATCGCCTTTTGCTGCGCGATCTGATAAGGGTCATCCTGCATACCAACAAACAATAAATCAGCAGCAGACATTTCTTCCATCGTCGCACCAGTAACCTTAAATTCTCTGTTAGCAAAAGTTTTGCTCGTTGTGACCTTAAACATATTAAGTCTTTGATTCGCCATAGCGATGGACTTAGTTCTGCCTCCATGTGAAGATACATCCTCGCCAGCCGTTCCTATTAACTCTTGCGCTTTCTCATAAATAACTTTCTGATCTTTCAGGTCAACTGTTTTTGCTTCTTCTTGTAGCCCTGCAAGACCTAAAGAAATTCTTGAATCGTCTACGGATGTTTCTCGTAATTTACGCGACTGAGCGAGTTTTGATGTAACCACTTGTAACTGTTGAGATAGATTTCCAACAGCCTTGTTCGTGCCTTGAAACGCATCTTGTGATATTGGTGTGGCAACATCTCCCATATTTAGCCCAACGCTTTGCTTATATTGTGGTATTTTCGCCATTTTTAATCTCCATATTCATCTTGGTAAATGCTTATTCCACCGCTTACGCCAGCCATGAGAGTGTTCATCGCCCCAGACTGTCTTGAATATTTTTCTTGCGCTTGAAGGATAGCACCAGTAGAATTTGCTTTAGCTATCGCAGCCATCTTATTTAATTCTATCGCAAAAATATCCATTTCAACGTCTTCAACTGTACGCATCATCATGTCTATCGGTGAACCTATAAACTTCACTCCTGCTTTCGCATAGCGAGCTTGTTGCATACCGACAAATCTGTGACCTTCTTTTCTTTTACGATCTTGCTCAAACTTAGCATTAACATTAGCTATGCGGATGTTCGCCCCATTCACTGCTTGGTTATAAGCAGCGTTAGAAGCGCCCTGTTGCCCTTGAGCATATTGAGAATACATGTTGCCAAGTGTGCTAAGTACACCCATAGCCATAAGTCCAAAAGCCATATTTATCCTCCGTCCGATGTCATCATAAATGGCACAATAGCCACAAGTGTTAATGGTAATGGCTGCTCTTGCACGATAACAATATGAGCGTCTTTTCCCCACCCTTTATTGTAGCGAATAAACTTATCACCTGTGTAAACTGATGGAGGCGCATCTGTATCATCACCGACATCTCTGAATGAAATTGTATCTTGTTTATCAGTTCCGCCAACTTTGCAACCTAATGTTTTATATAGTCTCAATCCTATTTTGTAGATAACTTTCTGTTTAAGCTGTGAAGTACCAGCGATAGAACCATATTCAAGATTAACCGTTTGAATAGTTGAAGTGTAGGGAAGCCCTGCCTGTACCTTTGTTGCAGAAACAGCTAGGGTTACCGCCCCAGAAGCAACAGTCCTATTAGGATGTGTCGCGCCATCGACTAATAAGGCAACGGATTCTCCTTCTAAATGATCTAAGCCAGAAATCGTCGTTGTAGCAACACCATCGTAGGTAAGACCACTATCAACAAAAAAGCAATCTTCTTGATCGTCACCCCATGTCGTAGGCTTCATGTATTCTATTGTGCGTACAGTAGCCTCATTTACTGTTCTCTTGACCGCGAGCCAGACTTGATCTTCCTCACCGTTAGGAATTACTGCAACAGATTCTACTACTGCGTTGCCTGTTCCAAAAGAACCGCCCATTATCTGACGAGTCCATGCTGATACTTTATGGCGTATCTGCCGAGTGAAGGTAGCTAACTCTCCGTCTGTTCTTACTAACCAGAGCATGTTTTCTGGAGACTGCTGATATTCTAAATCAGTGATACCAGATTCAGTAACATGATCCGATAAGTCTGTCATATCATTTGCTATGTAATTATCATATTCAAGACTGTAAGCAAACTCCCTCAAAGTGCGCGAGTTTCTTTGAATATAATAAACAGCGTTTCCTATTCGTTCAGTGCCAATTAATGACGCACCGAAAGTTGTTTTTCTTCTAACGACTACGTTAGCATATGTAACTGGGTTAGATTCACTTCCTGATGAAAGTGTGAATACACCACCAGCCGTACCGAGCATAAGCTCAATCCCCGGATCAAGCACCCTAATCTCATTTACTTGATTTGTTGCTATAACATATATAATTGCGTCTATGTCCACTGGACCATCTCCTGTAGTATCAGTGTCCATATTGTCATACTCTTGTGAGACTGAACCCCAAATATGCTGTGGGTATGACGTTGATCCTGCGAGGAAAAGCCTTTGCTCATAAAAGCACACACATCTTGGAAATCCATTCGGTATCGAGAAAGCTCCTTCTGCCCAATCATCTGACGGTGTGGCTGAGTTATTAAGATCGCCAGCAGTTCCATCTGGCTCGTCCTGCACTGTTGCTGTAACGCTCGTTGTAGACGCTGTTGCAGTAATCTTGACATATCCATCATCAAGTCTCCATATAGAGCCGATACTGCTTGTAACTGTAAAAGGAGTGTGCCCTGTTGCGGTAATTGTTACGGAACCTGTGTCGGCTGATGCTGTTAATGTATCTGCTGTATCTGTGTTTGTTGATAAGAACGGGCCACGCTGAAAGTCAACATCAGCGATAGTCCATGCTGAATGACCAGATCGAGTGAGCTTTCGTGGAGGATAATCTTCATGTGTGATATACATAGTGTCAGCGTCTTGTGCGAATTGAAGATCAAAGAGATCAGCCGTCTTATAAGTCGTGACTAATTCATACGGAGTGCTTGGAGCAGACTCAACCTGCCCATCGTCTTTATACACACGCATATAGAGATTGCCGAACTCTAAAACGTATACTTGCTCTGTGTTAAATTCAAACGGCAATAGACGTACTTTTTGTGAAGCAGTTTTTACTCCAGAAACATAATACGTTCCCGGTCTGCGTGATACTGTGCCATAATGAGAAACAAGCACATTCTCTAATGTATTTGCGCCAGATGTATATTGTTCAACATCAACGCGCCCATACATGCGAGGTGCAATCTCACCAGAATTAAATGTATTTATTATAGGTGCTATCTTACTCATATCACGCCCCTTAGATTATTCAATTTGTCGTGCATCTTCCCAGAGTGAATTAGTTAATTCCTGTGGTGTTCCCTCTTGAGAATCCGCGCCTCTTGCCATGTTAATTTTCTTGTAATACAAATCCATCATTGTAGTATGAAAAGTCGCATTAGCAGAGTTATTGAACGCCAACTCAGCCGCAAGACGCGCAGCAAACGCTCCGACAAATGACGGATCCCAACTTGCAGTATCTTCTTGGCGATATACATATTTAATCTTGCACTCGCCATTATCTGTACGAATTTTGCTACCTTCAATTTGCCAATCAAAAGTTTCTTCTAATTCCATTGCCAAAACTCTTATGCAATCCGGAGGTAGCTGATATTCATAAGTGAAGCCGTAAGCCGGGGTAGAGGCCAACTGTGCGAGTGAAGCTCTGTTGATCGCAAAATTCCATGTATGTGATCTAAGAACCTCATCTCGCACAATCGTCCATAAAGCGTTTACTTCTCTTGCTTCTTCTGAATCTTCTGTAAGGGAGGTAATACGGTTAGCACCAATCAAAGTCAGTCCCATGTTTGCAATTTCAACTGAACTAGCCATATCATTATCTCCTTTAGATAGTGTCGATTCCTGCGTTATACTCTAATCTTGCTCCGTAAATAGCAAAGTCATCTCCGTTAGCTACTCCAGTAACTTCAACAGTTAAAACGTCGTTTGCACCAATAACAGTATTTGCTCCTGTCATTGTCAAATCAGAATACGCTCTAGCTGCTTGATCTACTATCGTGATAAAACCATCAAAGATTGGTGTCGTGCTTGTACTGGTGAAAACTCTCGTCTGAATATTACACGCTTCAGCACCTACTTCACTAATATCCAAAGATAAAGTGACATCACCTGCCGTGTCGTTATCATAGAAAGTTGAAGGCATAGGAAAGGTAAAACGCAAAAAATCAGCTGCGTCATCTACGACTGCATACCCTTCCGTACTCCCAATTTCATCTGTGCCAGCCGTCAACCCTGCTGCCACTTGATCATCGCCAATCCCACCGACTCTCGCCTGTGTTGCACCAACGTAAGCAATAGGCATATAAGCATACTTGTTCGCACCAGTATTGATGTTCACAAGATCAACTGTTGCTGTATCTGCGCTAAACGAAACATCCATACCTTTGAAGTTGATATAACCTGCCTCACCTTCATAAGTACCATCGTCCTGAACAGCAATAGCCGCTAACAAGCAAGGAGCAAGAACTAAAACTAAAATCAATGAAAATAAAATTGATTTCTTCATTATTTTTTCTTTCATGTTAGCAAGCGTAAATAATACCAATTGCAATGTTTTCACCAGCACCGACAGGACCAGCATCAAATGTTCCAATCAACTGGTTGTCATCGTCGTTGTCACCAATACGATACCCTAGTCCACCAGTGTACGTTGCAAGGTAATCCTCGGAAGACGTTCCGCCAGAGAATGTTGCAACTTCTGAAGGCCAAAAACCAGAGGTAGCTGTTACGGTGACACCATCAAGATAAAGGTCTGCTGTGTTAGCATCGCCAATATCAAGAGCAGGTGTGTTTGTTAATGTATCACAGTTAATAAGAAACCCAATCACCAATGCACCGTCTGGTAATGTTGGGCCGATCTTGAACGTAGCCGTTTCAGCCGCAAGAATGACTTCTTCAAACTGAATCTTGAGCGTTCCGCCCTGCATACCTCTCGGAATAGCTCCAGCAGCCGCGCCTTTTGTGCTTGTCAAATCTGCTCTGTTGTAATTAATGTTATTATGTGCCATCTAAATCTCCTTCATTGTTAAAATGCGTAAATCACGCAAACCGTAACATTTTCATCAGCACCTACAGCACCGCTAAATGTACCAATTAGTTGGTCATCATCATCTTCTGTTCCAACGCGATAGCCAAGACCAGCAGAATATGTTGCGAGATAATCTTCGCTTGATGTTCCACCAGTAAACGTAGCGACCTTTGCTGGCCAAAATCCCGACGTAGCCGTGATAACAGCAGCCGATAAATACAATGCGGCAGTGTTAGTATCACCGATACTCAATGTACGAGTACCTGTTAGCGCGTCAGAATTAATGAGAAACCCAACTACAATAGCACCTTCTGGAAGTGTCGGCCCGATGTTAAATGTTGCGGCACTCGTTTCACAAATTACTTCTTCAATATGAAACTTTAAAGTACCACCCTGCATACCTCTAGGGATAGCACCTGCCGCTGCGCCTTTTGTGCTTGTTAGATCAGCACGATTATAGTTAATGTTATTGTGAGCCATCTAAACCCTCCTGTTGTTATGCTTCTGAACAATCTACACTTACGACTTTAACTTCTTCAAGACGAACAGCTCCGCCAGCCATCTGCGTTTGCAGACCAAGAGCGTTGCGTTTCATAGGAAGTCTATCGACTGTAGTTGTCATGTCTTTTGATACTGCAAGTTCAATAGCACTTTTTGCATAAGCAATAGTGGTACGGATGCTTGTATCAACTGCAAGACGATTACAAAGAATAAAATTAAAACCTAAGAACGTGCCAGGTTTTCCGTTGACAAGAGCTTTTACTGAGTTGTAATCAGCATTTTTAATTTCACTGATACTCAGCAAATCATCCAACTGTTCTGCTCCAATTACCCAAGTAATATCTTCATCTGTTACTTCGCCAGCATTAAACAATTTGCGACAATTCTGAAGTTTAGGTAACGTAAGGCCTGTCCCACCATTAGCGACAACATGAGAACCACTGTCGTATGATGCGAGTGTTGTTGAAGTTCCACCAGCTTTGCCTGAATAGGCTGTAGCTGTAGCTGCTGCGATAAGAACATCATCCCATTGACGGCCTACGGCATAACCAGCGTTGACCATTTCTTTGCTAGTTGGGTCGTTAAGACGATCAAGTTTTTCAAAAGTATCAAACAGTTTTGCATATTCCCAATACTGTTTTCCAATACGTCTGCGTTGTGCATCTGGATCTTCCCACTCTGTATCACCCCAACGATTTGTGACTTCACTCATTACGCCTGGGCCAATCTGATCAACGAACTTATACTCGGCTGGAAAGCCGTCTGGTGACTTATAAACTGTGTTGCTTAGTTTGGAACCTTGTTGCTGCGTGAGTATCGCTAGATTTGCTGAATACTGTTGCGCGTTCCATGTTACTGGTAATCCCATAATGTTTCTCCTTTTAAGAAATTAATAATATTGTTTTCTTCCGAGTTGTCTTATAAAAGGCTCGTTACTACGAGTGTGTGTGGGTCCAGTGATCTGGATTGTCCGCTTCTTAGCTTTCAGCAAAAATGAGCTATGAGGTTAGCTTGCCGCTTTTGCATTTATACTAAAAAGTCCTTGTACTCTTTTCACCAACGCATCATGTTCTGGATGATCAGCTTTGTAATAAGGACTTTCCATATTACCTGTAATGCTGTTGATCTCAGCCATTGCTGCTGCTGGTGAAGGAGTGACCGACGGCGGCTCACCAGTGATTAAATCCTCACTCATGGCCTTTCCAATCCTGGCGAATGTTTGTATCACGACAGGATCGTTACCGAATTTATTCATAAACTCAGTCCCTTGTTCTCCTCCAAAGGACTTAAATGCTCTTACTGCTAAATCTTTATTAGCTCCAAAATCTGCTCCCCAATCATTCTTGAGTTGCGTCATGCTTTCTTCATATAGTTTTCCTTGCGCCACTTCAGCGTTACCCATAGTCTCTGAGTTGATCGAGACGTTCCACTGCAATAACTCTGAAGCATTTTTCGCAGAGATACCAAGTTCGTGACATTTCTCACGATACGAATTGATTTCGTTCTCTGTGTAAAATGCAGTCATCTTCTCCGGGATGTCAACCCCGTCAAACTTGTAGCCATCTGCTGCATCTGGTCTACCGCCTGCTTTGTAAAAAGCGTCCCATTGTTCTGGTGTTGATCCTTCTCCGGGAATAACAACTTTGTCTTTCCCTAGATTCTTCTCAAGATTAATATAAGACTTTGCCAATGCTCCACTGTTCTCAAACTTCTCCATAGACGGATGACCTTTAAGATCATCTCCCCATTCACTGCGCCAATCAACCACCTGTGCGCCTGGGTTGATTATGTTTTCATCCTTTGGGTCTTGATTGCCCGGTTTAGGGTCAAGATTATCCTCTGCCATAAGGTTACTTCCTTTCCATTTTCTGTCTGATGCTATTCATTGTAGCTTGATCAGACATGTTAGTAAGATGCAAGTAAACATCGCGCTTACCTGCGTTGTACGCCATACGGTTAGTGTCAGAGCTATAAGTGCTTTTCTTTGCGTAACATCGCAACTCTAAGTCCTTTAATACTTTACGACCAGCCTCAGTGTCAAAGCAATCGAGATACATCTGATGTCTTTTAAACATTTCATCTGATTGTTCTTGATTTAAAGTATTTCTCATAGTTACGCTTTCTTAGCTTGCGCTATGTTTTTATCAGCCTTTGAAGCAGTCTCAGCATTACCGACCATTTCTTGCGCTGATTCCTGTTGCTGTTGTTTTTCCATCATTTCTTGTCTTGCGTCTCTAAGTTCCTTGACCTTGCGCTCAGATAAAATAATTCTCGGCGGCACACCAAACACATCAGCCAATACATCCACAATCTCGTCAGTGTCAATATTGTCAATGATGTCCGGTTTCGCTTGCGCTATGTTACCTACCATACCAAGCAAGTTATTAATAGACGTTGCCTCAGAAGCCTTCTGCGCTTTTGCAAGCGGTGAAATATATTCAACTAAAGGTTTCCCTAACTTTGACAGCGTAGGAGGTAAAGGCGGCAGGAGATTTTTGCGTAGTAGAATGTTGAAGATCCGTTGAATGGCTGGGTCCAATAGTTCTGTCATCAGCCGCCCAAGCGTGGGTCCAAGTATGAGCATTTTCTCCGCCACCCGTTCTTGTACCTCTGTTGCTGTCATATTCTTTTGATTCGTGAGTGCCATAAACATATCAACAAAGAAAGCACCTTTTATGGATTCACGGACTTGATTCATTAACTCAAGCGAGATAGGAATATTACCGCCTGTCTTGATCGGTTTTATTTCCATTCCCTGCGCTGCGTCTGTTTTGTAGTTAAGTCCACCCGGATCACTGTTAAGAGGCAGCAGGTAAGAATCTGAAAATACCTCAAGTGGCGGATCAACAATCTTCTGTGCTGAACGAATAGTTGTTTGAGACATCTGGTTCAACATCTTGATGTCACTCAAGCTATTCATCGCAGGTGAAAACCCATATTCTTTGCCAGACACTTTTGAGAAGCGAGGGCAAAATAAAGGAAACTCGTCAAAGCCACCTTCAGAGATTAGCTCGTTGTCCTTATACGCAATGAAGAATGAAAGGAATGGTTTGTTGAGTTTATCTAACTTCTGTATGTCACGCACTTTACGAGGCGCGATATAATGTAAGACCTCAAATCTCTCTCCCCATTTGTTCGCCTTGATTGCGGCCTCAATAGTTGGTCCAAGATTTCCTTTGCCTTCGCCCCAAAGTTCCCATAGCTGCAAAGCAGTCATCGTGTAATAACGAAATACAGAATCGACTTGCCCACGTTTGTTTTCAATTAAATAAATCTCTGATACAGAACGTGTGTAAAATCTAATTACATCTTCGTCATCTTCTTCTAACGCGAGATTCGCAGTACCAAATGCACCAAGATCAAGATAGGTTTCATGTATCTGTTGCGAGAAGTTTGAATTGTTGATTACATCAAACATTTTCGTTTCAACATCTGCAAACCAATTCTTAATGTTTTGGTCTTTCATTAACTCGCGGTTAGCAGGACGTAAAGAAAACCAACGAGATGCAGGATTTGTAAGATACCCATGCAACCCAGCAGAAAGCACGTTCAATGATTGAACAGCAGTCGAATCATATATATCGTCTGGTAAGATTTCTGTACTCTGTTCTTGCACTGATGCTGGATCAGTCATTGTCATACCATACTTGCGCGGTATAACATAATGAGCAATCTGATTCCACCAGCTATCTAAGCCTTTTCTGTTTGATCGCATCGTATCAAATCGAGAAACTAAAGACCTTATATTCATAATTTCTCCTATTTGGTTTTCTTCGCTGCTGGTTTCTTTGCCGCTTTAGGTTTTGCTATTGGCTTGACTGCTGTTGATCTGATTCCTAAATTTTTAATACCCTTCATAATGACTCCTTTACAAATCGTTGTTCAAAAAGTTTATATCCTAATTTGCCGTACAACCGTGTGGCTTTCTGGCAATCTATCGTTGCCCAATTACACATCTCTATTTTATCAACGCAAGGACTAATGTATTTTTCAAACTCCATTAAAAACTTCGCGCTGTACTTTCTGTGTTCAGGTTTGATGACCCATAATATTTCGTGAAACATCTTTACACTAGGGTCTAAAAAACAAGGAGCGATGTAACCTATTATTCCTCCAGCAAATTCCCCATTAACAATAAGAGAAAAAGAAACTTGCTCTTTTACATAATGCGCTACGAGATTAAATACTTCTGGTAAATCAAGATTAAACCCTAACGACTGCAACGCTGTTGGGTCATAGTTTCCCCAGAGTTCAGCTATATGCGTTACATCGTCGAGTACCCCTTTACGATATTCAACCAGCACCTAAGATTCTCTTTCCTACGTTAGCTTGCTCTTGAACATTACCAGCAAGGATGTTAGTTTTTCTTTTCTGCCGACCGCGTGTGATTTTCCCAGATTTTTGCGCTTCTGCTTCTGCTGTAGCTTTCTTCTGCGCGTCAGTTGGCCCGACTGGTGCTGGTGCTGGGGCAGGTGCGCCACCGCCACCTTTATATTTTTTATCATCCTCGTAATAAACGTAATGATTGTGCATCTTTATCCTCCTGCTAAAATTGGTTGATAGATTGAAGCATCGTCTTGCGCTCCCTGATTAGATGTATAAATTGTTTCACCGTATTTGTCTATTCGATACAAACGACTTCTTGCTCTACGCAATGCTTCGTCTGAAGCATCTGACTCTGCTTGTGCTGCTCGCGCTTCAATATCAGCAGCACCTGCGTTAGGATTATAATTCGGTGAGCTTGGTGACATAGCACCCATTAGCATTGAACCGCCTGCGTACACTGCTGCACCAACGGCTGCATAGCCAGCAGCAGTCGTAAGCGCACCACCTATGCCAGTAGTAAACGCGGTTGAGATCACTCCGGCCCCGATACTTGCGCCTGCTGATAGTGCAGCAGAACCAACAAAAGCTATGCCAGTAGAAATTGCTGCGGCTGTTGCGATAAATTCTTTTTTCTCTTTGCCTTCAAACTCTGGATAGTCGTAATGATAATGTTTCATGTTATGTCCTTTATGTACTGAACCTCCATTGGCTCATAGCCCATGCGTTTATATAAGTTTTTCATCTTGTCATCGTTGAGGCCACAAATATATCCTATGATTAACTGAGGAACGCCTTTTGATTTGCAAAATTCCTCAAGTTTCTTAATGAGCTTGATGCCGTACTTCCTGTGTTTCGGCGTAACGTACCAGATCATCTCTTGGTACATCGGCTTCCCAGTGAACGGTGACATTCCTATCGCACCACCTATGACACCAACGACACGATCTTCGTAAGTAAGAACAAACGACGTAGGGAAAAGAGCTTCTAATAATTTCAGCATTGACTGCTCGTTGATCGCCCCGACGAATACTTCTAATCTTTCATCTACAAAAGAAAGAACGAGTTTCATTACGTCATCAAAATCTGAATAGGATGCTTCGCGCACCTCGTATTTAGGTTTACTCATGCGACCCTCACTCGTATGTTAGCCTTTCGCGGCAACTGTTGGGATGGTCTCTGCCGCGCCCTAGTTGCCTTGAAAGGTCTCGTTGACTCTTGCAATGTGTACGCGAGCGCATCAATCAGATCATCATGCAGAGTCTTCGCGCCGTCTTGAGCGAACATTAATAACTCGGATTCCAACTCAGTCAACCAACTCGCTCTCTCTGGATGGAATACTTTGCCGGCTTTGTAAAGTGGTTGCAGTAGCGAAATCCGAGCTTCCTTTTGTTTGCCCATCGGCTTAACATCTTTAATATTAAAAAAACAATTTCTTGTAGACATCTCTTTTGTAACGAAATCTTTTAGCATCGCTTGTCCTTGAACCGCTTCAATGCCGACGTTCATCGGAGCCCAACGACGGACCATCTTGAATAACATGTCGATCTTCTCGTTAGTGTCCCAACGACCATAGGCCATGTCGAGTACGAACCAGTTGCCTTCGTGATCAATGCCGACACTTGAGATCGCAGTGTAATCAGCAGACTTCTCTTTTGAGAAAGCCGGGTCCATCCTCAGAAACACATTACATGTCGATGCGATCTTGTCAGCCTCTTGCGGAACATAGGTATGAAAGTCCTCACGGCGGAACATCCTCGTTTCATCTGCGATTGATTGGCACATCTTGTTTCTGTACCAAATAGGGAGTTGCCCCATCTTGCGATACGACTCTTTCTCAACGAGGATGGCTTCTAAGCCTCTCTTCTGCGGCCATGTGGCTGTTTGAGTGCCGTCATCTGCGACTTGAATCTCAGGAAGCCTGTAGCAATCGTACTCAAGTTCTTTAGCGAAACGTATGACTTGCTCTAGTACACACTTGTCACCGAGGTTGTTTCCGATCAAAAATATGCGTGTGACTTGTCCAAGAAATTTAATATCATCAAGAAACCATTGCCAGTCATCCTTTAAGATTGTGTCAGATTGCGAATCATCGTAGCTCTGAGGGTCATCAATTATCACGATCTTAGGCCTGCGCGTACCATCTGAGATACCACGAATAGCACCGCCTTTACCATAGGCTTCAATACGCACGTTCATCTTAGAGCCATCGTCGGCATAGACATCAACTGAGAATACGTCACCAGATTCTTCTTGTATCTTAATGATTCTCTGAGATATAAGTGGATTCATCTTCGCAGAGCGTATGATCTCTTTTAGCTTGTTCTGAGCGAGCTTCGTGTTCGCTTTAACAATCGCTATATAATCTCTATCCTCGCTTGGGAACAAGATCGCGTACAACGGAAACGCTCTCAGCACATACTGTGACTTACCAGATTCACGAAAGGCTTCAATCGCTGTGTTGCGAGTGCCGTGTAAAAGGGTGTCGGACCAATCATAATGAAACTGAGGTGATTCGACTTCTTGTTTATCTATCGGGAGAATTAATTTTCTGAACTGTATGAGGTTACTACGCGCGTCATCTATCTTCTTACTGAGGTGTTCAAACTCTTCTGGAGTGAGTTGTTTCTTTACCAAATCACGACCTCCATGTAATAAAAATATAAAAATATAAAAACGCGTAGTCTTCTTATATCATACGAGATTGAAGTTGTCAACAGGTTATTAACATTCATCAACAGGTTATTAACATTTTGTTGATAACTTTTAAGGGACAGTTAAAGCATCGCCTTATATGTCCCTATGCACAAACATGACGTTTACTAAGAACTAAAGCTAAAAACTAAGCCAATATTATGACTTTCCATCATAGACACACACCGTGTTTTTTGATACCACTTTTGTAACCCATTGATATGACTAATGCAGAATATGTGAATAAATAAAGAGGGTTGCTTGGATTGGTTGTTTTGGTTGTTTTGGTGGATTAGGCGGTTTCTGTAGTTTTAAAAATTTGGTAGAGGTGGCTTGATAGGGTATAAGAAGACGGGGGCTTTTCGGGGGTGGGGGTCTTGTATGCACAAATAAGCATGCTTTTATGATGGATTGACATAAATGTATGCTAAGCGCATAGGGTGGCTGATTGAATTGTGTGTGATAGTATGGGGTTAGAGATGCAACGTCCTATAACCGTGGGTATGTAACATTCGCAGGCAGGGCTCAATCTAACTGTTTATCATCACTGTCTTTAGGCGGTGTGATGTCGATCATATTCGGGTCATAGCCGAGTGGTTTGCTTGGATCATAGTCCTTCAGTAGATAGTTCAAGACTGCGCCTACGTTTGCTTGATCTTGTACGCGTGAGTCCTTCTGCCACTTAACTTTAAGGTATTCGACGCTTGGCTTCAGCTTCTCCATATTTGATAGAGTCTTGTCCTTTAATACCTTATAGATGTTAGTAATCGCTAAGTCAACACACCTACCCTCAAGATACTTAGCTCGTTTGTTTGGAGCGCCTGGCTTTCTCTTAATCTTTAGTTTGTTCATAGTTACACACTTTCTTGTAGTTTCTGCAATTACCTCGTTATCAGTCGTTATCAGTCGTTATACTCTTTTATTGTGTTGATTACAAGTGTTATCTTCGTGTTAATCGTGCTAATAAGTGCTTGTTCTTCTCTCTCTATAAGGTAACACTCATTACTCTCTTTTCTTTGCGCGATTCAGTAAATGTTATCTGATCTATCTTGTGACATCGATTCCTTGCTATTAATTACGCACTCAGTTAAGCTTTATGAGATCAAGTGTGCAACGTAGTCATATTGTATCACTTGATGTCTCACAACGCATTTATGCGCGATTTAGTGGATATTTAAGTATCTCTGGATTCTCGTAGATGTTGCCAACGACTTCAACCCAGCTAAATGGGTATTCTTCTTTGTACACAAATGGAACGTCCGTCCTTATATCAATTACTGCCTCTAGATATTCTTCATGGTCTGAAAGGTGTTTTATTACAATATCACCTTCATACACCTCAACGTCATTCTTATCATATAAGCCAGTGAACTGCATCCAGATCAAGCGAGGGTAGCGCAACGCTTGATCAAACTCATAGATAGCATACTTCTCTTCTTTGTGTAGGATGCGCTCCCAATCTTTCATTTCTTTGTGATCAGTGTCCCACGCTCTGAATCTGATTTCTCTCATGTCTTCTCCTTCAGTAACGCTTCGATTAGTTCTTCGATCTCTTTGTTTGATGGTAGGCTCGGTATGTCATCGTTTCTCATATTTTCCCCTCCTTTATTTATATTAGAGTGGCCCTTGACTGTATGGCTTTTTGTAACCATTATGCGCCCATCCACCTATCACTGTTGGCCTTATCATCCTCATAATCAATTCATTTTCCATCTCACGCGCTACTTTTAAACTTGTGTCATACCCTTTCATGCACTCTTCACATTCATCGTAAAGGTTACTGATCCTTTTCTTCTCACCACATATAGCGCACTCTTTTAAGCGAGTACTAAATATGTCATGTTTCATTACGACTCCAATCCAAAGTTCTTTAGTGTTTGTTGAATCGCTCTAGCTACTTTTGGTGGTAGCTTTGGATAGTAAAGTGCATCAATCAACGGCTTCAGCTTTTCTTTGATTTCGTCTTCAGCTAAAAACAGCAAGTTTTCTTTTGTGATAGTACACGATCTCTCGTTATATGTACTATCTGTAGGTACAACATCACCATAATAAGCAGCGTCAACCCATAGAAATCTATCTTTATATAATATCTTAACCTTCTTTCTTGGCTCTGCACCTAGTTCTGGGTGTTGCTGTGCATCTTTGTGCATACTAATCTTTGCTAATTGGTCATATACTCTGTTTTCTTCCTCTAGCTTTGCTTGGAGTTTGTCATACTTGTTTCTGAACTCAAAGAATCTGCTATCCAATTGTCTTACCTTTTCATTCTCTTTCTTTAGCTGCTCGCAGTTTTCACATTGCTTTGTCATAACGCCTCCTTGTGTTCTCGCTACGTTCTAAGTATCTGCAATTATCAAATACGTAGTTCCCTTTATTGTCTACCCTGTCGATAGTCGG